AGTGCCATGATGTGCTCCTTGTAGGACGATGATCCCGGTGCGCTAGACGTGCCGGGTGGTCACGACGACCAGGTCGACGCGGTCTCAGTGCTGTTGGAGCCGACGGTCAGACGGTGTAGGTCGACGCTGTCGCGGTGACCACGCCCAGCCGCAGCACCTCGAACGGCTCGAACGGCTGCACCGCCTGTGCGGTCGTCGGGCCGCCGTTCGGTCGGACGTGCGTGTCCATGCGGGCTGTGACACCCGCACCCAGCGGTTCCGGCTCGACGATCAGCCCGGCGTTGCCGTAGTCGACGTTCATCCCGTCAGCCGAGCAAGAATCACGGAGGACGTGGTGGTTTGAATGACGAGCAGGTCGTCGCCGTCGAACGTAAGCACGTCACGAACGGCCGGGCTGACCACCCGCAGCCGCACCTGCAAGGCCATGACCCGTTCGTCCCGCGGGCCGTCTCCGTACGTGCAGAACATGGTGTCTCCTGCTGCTGCTGTCGAACGGGCCGGCTGGTCGCCGGCCCGGTAGGCGTTGATCCAGCCGCGTAGGTGGTCGTCGGGGCAGCGGGTGAAACGCGCTTCGGAGTGCGGGTAGACCGGCATGGCGTGCGCGTCGCAGAACCTGCGCAGCATCTGCTCCTGTGGTGCGTGCATCTTCTCGTCTTGTCCGAGCATCACCAGCACGCCGGCGGCGTCCACGTTGTCGGACAGGCCGTCGCCGTCGGAGTCTTCCGGGTTGTGTGCTCCGCGGGCGCGGCCGCGCAGACGCAGCAGTGTGCCGTGTGGGCAGATCGCCCAGTTGTAGCCGATGCCCGCCCAGCCCTTGCGACGGTGGAAGCCTTCGACGCTTTGCAGTAGATGTCGGCATGCCGGGTGTCCGGCGTTCAGCAGGTTGCGGGCCGTGTCGCGGTCGCCGGTGTAGTGGACGGTGGTGCCGTCCTTGTACGTGGCTGGCCGGGCGTCGTAGTCCAGCGTCGCGCCCCACCCGACAGGGGTGGTCTGCGGCAGGGCCAGAACGTCGGCCATCGTCATCAGCGATCCTTCGGTCGAATGGCTTACGGCACCACCCGGTATGTCGCTGCCGGTGCGGCCTCGGCCCCGAACACGTAGATGCTGGCCGGCCCCAGTCCGGACTGGACCACCTCACCATCGGCATAGCCGGCGGTGCCACGTGGCCGGCGGTAGGTGAACGCCGGAGCAGGCTCGGCCAACGGCCCCACGTACACGTCCAGGCCAGCGGTCGACTCCACCACCTCACCGCTGCCGTAGGGCGTGGTGCCTTGCGGTCGACGGTAGGTGAACGCAGGCGGCCCCACCGGCGCAAGTTTGCGGACCCCGCTGACGATGTTGCCCACGTCTCCGAAGTCGTCGTCCGGCATCGGTCAACTCCCCGTCAGCGCCATAAGCCGCAGGTCCGTGCCGTTGACGTTCATCACCGCGTAGTCGGTCCCGTCGAGCGTCACCACGTCGCCGGTGCCCAGCGTGGTCCCATCCTGCGCGCCCTCGAACACGTACTTGGTGTAGCCCATTGCCATCAGGTCGTTGCCGCCGCCGCCCGTTGCCACGGACTCGTTCCACGCCCGCATCAGTTTGCGAACGATCATCCACAGCCCTGCCGACCAGCCGACGCCGCCCTCGTAGTCGAAGTCGGTGCGCCAAGGCACGGCGTCGTCCAGGATGACCATCGCGTTGTCGTAGATCGTGGTCGCGTCGTTGCTGCTGCGAGTCAGCCCCATATACGACTGGTCGTTCATCTCCAGCAGCCCGATCGGTTGGGCATCGAGCGGACCCAACGCGGTGTAGCGGCCGGCATAGAAGCCGTTGTTGTCGTTCATCGACCCACCGACGATCGCATCCGTCTCGACCCGGAACAGGTACACGTCCGACACCGTGGACCACACCAACTCCACCACGTGGATCGCTTGGTCGCTGGCGGTCGGGTTGACGCTGTCGAAGTCGATGACGTCCTGCGTTGTGCCGTTCGCGTCGAACGGCTGTGCGCCGCTCGACAACGGCGTCTGGGCAAAGTCGGTCACCGTGTTGGCGCCGCTGTCGTAGCCGCCAGACTCGCACATCGCGAACCGGGTGTAATGGTTCGTCGCGTTCTTCCACCCGATGACCTGGAACCCGAGCGTGTCCGGCGACGTCCACACGTAGCCGGACAACCCACCGACCACCGTGAAGGCAGTCGAAGTCCAGCCGACGGTCACCGCTTCTGCGTCGATCGCTTCCAGCACCGTGTCCTCGGCGGTCAGGTCAGCGTCGAGGTGCGCGGAGATCAGGCCCATGTCAGGCTCCTCATGCTGGAAGGTCGATGTGGGAGATCCATGCGGCGCTGACCGTGTCGGCGGTGCCCCCCTTGAACGTCAGCGTCCACGTGTAGATCCCGATGGTCATCCTGTCCCCTCGGGCGTAGTCGCTGTCCGGGTAGCCGAACGAGTAGAGGTGCCGGAACAGGCCGAACACCGGGCCGGTGATGACCACCGATTCCGTCCCCTCGGCTATGCCGCCGACGAACACGCGGCCGCCGAGGACATAGGTGTTGGCTGCGAAGCGGAACTCGTCCCTGTCGGTGTCGTGCCGGGGGGCATGCTCGTGGGTGTACGACGTGTTGCGCTCGGCCCGGTTCGCCAGGTAGGTCACGTTGGAGTCGTCGAGGATGTTCGTGCGTCCGGACGCCGCCTCCGGCCACATCCTCGACCGGTTCAGTGACGCGCCGGCCCCCGGAACGCTGGTAGGGCCGGTTGTGATGCTTCCCAGTATCAGCGGGAAGTGGTCGGCGTCGTCGACCAGCCGCTCATACAGGCCAGCGTGCAGCGAGTAGTCCGTGTCCAACGTGCCGGTGATCACATCGTTGGTGACCCGCAGGTGGTAGGCGTCCAGCACGTCGGACGGGACCAAGTCGACGTAGTGGGCGGTTGATGCGTCGAGGTCTTCGGCGGTCCCCGAGGTGGCGTTCGGCAGCCCGACCCCGTCGACCCCCGTGAACGACCCTGTCCACCGAGGCACCGAGTTCGTCGCCTTCTCGGTGCCGGAGTCCCACGCCTCGGCAGCACGGAACCGGATTGTCGTCTCGTCCGGCGACACCCCCACCGCGAACGCCCAGGAGAACCCCTCGTCCGTGTCGATTGCGGCGACCTCGTACACGTCGTAGGTGTAGCCGTCGGTTGCCCCGACGTGCCCGGTGGTCGTCTTGACCCACGCTTCGGCCAGCAGCGCCGTGTCGAGCACCGACGCGATCGTGGTACCAGCAGTGGCGTCTCCGGTCAGCGCGCCTGTGATCCATCCCATCAGCCAGCCACCTTGTAGACGCGGAGAACAGGATTGTAGGGAGGGACGTTGTCGATGTCTTCGCCCGGCCGGTACAGCGTCGACCGGAAAGCGATCAGGTCCAGCCGCACGTCCGCGGTCTGGGTTACGCCCGACGTCTGCGCCACCGACACCGTCAACACCGACCCGTTGAAACCGCAGAACGCCCCCGACGTCTCGCCGTAGGACGACCCGCCGAACCCGCCGGCCGGCAGGATCAGCGCCCGGTCCTCCTCCGGCTCGCCGCGGTCGAGGTAGATGTCGACCAGCGCCCCGCCCGTGTACGCACCGGCGAAGAACACGGCGACGGTCACGAAGTAGAAACCGTCGTACGGCAGGATCAGCGTGTCGCCCACGTCGCCTGTGGTCGGGAACCCGTAGCGGCACACCTCGGTGTCGAACACCACGGTGTGGCCGGCGTCGGGAACGTCTTCGGCGTCGACCCGCCAGCGGATCAACTCTGCCTGGCCGCCACCCGGCGGCACCACACCACCTGCGCCCCCGCCGCCGCCGCCGGACAGGATGCGGTTCGGGTCGACCGGCCGTGCCACCGCAGACCGTGCGGACGGGTTGCCCGGAAACACCGCCCGGTCACGCCGCCGCAGGAGACGTTCGGTGTCGACGGCCCTGCGCTGGTTGCTCATGCGTCCACATCCGTCGGGTCAACCAGCTCGACTGTGAAGACCGGCAGCCCGTTGTCGTCGTCCTGACGGACCGAAATCGACTTGACCCGCCAGTCCTTGTCGAACCCGAGCTCGTCGGGCGCAACGATGATGTCGCCGACGTCGAAGTCGGCGTAGGGGGTCGCGCCGGCAACGGGGGCAAGTTCTGCCACGGCCGTGGAGACCGTCCCGGCGGTGGCTTCGAACGCGGCGGCGACGGCGGTGCCGGCTTCGTTGGTCCCGTCGACTGTGGTGCCGACGTCAAGCAGCGACTCGAGCCGTCCGAACGTCGCGACGGACGTCGTGTCAGTCGCGACGGTCAAGGTGCTGGCAGACCGCACGACGTGGACGTTGGACCGTGGGGCGTCCCTGTCGATCGTGTATTTGATGATCGACACGCCCTTCTGCAGGGTGACGGTCGTGGCCGGCCCGGCCGGTGTGAGACCACGGTCGACGCCGCGGCCGTTCTGCCACATCGACAGGGTGCGGTCGGGGGCGACGTGCCAGTCGATGCCGCACAGGTCGACCAGCCCGTCGAGGACGGTCAGCAGGTCGGTGCCGACCGACCAGCCGAAGTTGTTGACCTCGGCGGTCCAGACGTCGCCGGCGGTGTCCGTGGCGGACGCCTCGTCGCCGTTGCCTGCCTGCGCGACGTCGTAGTCGACCGCGTCGACCGTCGACGTCGACCGGGCGTCGGCCTCACCGAGCAGGATGTTCATGATGATCCCGGCGTTCAGCCCAGGCACCGTGCCGAAGTCGAACGCCTGCCACGTCGTCGTCCCGACGCTGTTGAACGTCCGGTAGATCACGCCGTCGGGTTCGCCGTTCGCGTCGAGCGTGACGATGGTGATCAGCGCGAGGGCGAAGTTGGCTGCCTCGGGGTTCGGGTTGGCGTTGTTGACGATCCGTGCAGCGATGTTGTGGGTGCCCGTGTTCACCGTGACGTCGGCTGTCAGGCCCTTCCGGAAGTTGATCGAGTCGTCGGTCTGGATGACCGGCACGCCGTCGAACCAGACGGTGCCGCGGGAGTCGAGCGCGGCGTAGATGCGGCACGCCCCGAAGTCTTCGACAGTGATGATCTCACGGCGCAGATACCACGTCCCGACGCCGTGCAGGTACGGGTCCAATGCAGTGCCGGCGCCGGTCGTGTCGGTCGGCCCGAGCCACACCGCCCCCGGGTCGGGCCACTCCGCAGGGAACCCTGACAGGTTCGCGGTGATCTTCGCTCCCGGTGCGTCCTGCCGCCCGAACGGGAACGGCTCTATCGCGCCCTGATCCGGCCCGTTCATGTCGTTGGTCATCAGCCCGAACAGCCGGTCGTAGCTCGATGGCCGGTCTAGGCCGCCCTCGGGGAACACCACCGCACGTGCCAGGCGGGCGCCCATCCCGGGGCCAGCGACAGTGATGACCTGGCCGGCCTCCTCAGCAGACGACACCAGCACGGTGTCGAACGTCTGCACGACGAACGCGAACCGGAGTGTGGTCCCGTCGGGCTCGTAGATGCGGACTTCGTTGAGTGGGACACGTGCGACGTCGGCACCGGGCGCGTCGTACGGCAGGGACACCTGCCCGTAGCCGGCGTCGTTGCATTCTTCACGCCACGACACACCCATCGCAGTGCTGATCGTCGTCTCGGTGTCGGAGGCGACATCGACGGCCTTGACCACGTAGACCATCAGGTCAACCTGCCGTCGTTCGACATGATCCCGACGGTGCGGGTCCTCGAGGTGGGGAACTCCCCGGCGACGGTGGCGCGGGTCAGCTTCGATGCGATCCCGACGCCCTGCAGGGACCGGACCTTGCCGCCTTCCTCGTCGGGGTCGACCAGGACGGTGCGGGCTTCGTTGATCACGAACCCGCCGACGAGGGTGGCGGCCTCGTAGAGGCGCACGTCGTTGCCGGCCACTGCCTTCGCCACGGCGGTGTCGTCGTACGGCAGGGACACCGCCGTGGCGAAGGCAGTGGGAACGTCGTTCAGCTGCTCGCGGTAGTTCAGGCCGAACGGGTTGGCGACGGTCGTCTCGGTGGAGCCGTCCCAGATCTTCACGACCAACGCCATCAGAGCAGCGTCCCGGCTGGGAGGGTGAACTCGAGGACGTAGTCCCAGACGTCCGGGCGGACCTGGCCGACCTTGACCAGGTCCTCGACCTGGCAGTCCACGGTCGTCGACCCGGAGCTGCGGACGAACACCAGGTCCTGGACGTCCTCGACGTCTGCGACGTCACGCAGCAGACCGAGGGTCTCGTACGCACCGTCGACCGGATCAGAGTTGGCGGCGTCGGTGGTGTAGTCCCACTCGCCGTAGATCCTCACCGGGAACAGCCCACCCACCGGGCCTCGGGTGCGGCTGCGGGCGAGCACTCCGCGGCTACCCGGGATCGGCTGGTCGCTGCCGCGCATCCCGCCGGTCCCGAGCAGGTCGTCGTACGCGTCACGTCCGCGGGGCCTGAGCGCTGCGCAGCCGAACACCAGCCCGCCGATGGTCACGTAGGGGCTGATCGTGGGTGTGGCCATCAGGGAGCCAGCCGCATCGCAAGCTTGCGGAGCTCGATCGAGGCGTCCTGCGCTGGCGAACGTCCACGTTCGACGACGGTGGCCTGGAACGTCTGCGTGACCTGGGGCTGGCCGCCGATGCCGTTGGCCATCGCGGACTGCATCGACGGGATGATCCGGCCGGACGTCCTCGGGACGAACACCTCGGCGCGCTGCTCACCGACCAGGTACGGCATGCCGGCCTGCGCCGGACCACCGGACGCGCGCACGTTCGGCGGGATCGTCGAGCCGGGGTCAGGGACCCGCTGGTTGCCGGGCGTGTACGTGTCGATCTGGACCGTGTAGTCGCGGCCCAGCAGGTCGGACAGGCGACGGTTGACGTCGTCGATCCCGCGGGTGTCGACGTCGAACCGGAACTCCGAGACGTACTCGCCGGCGATCTGCTCGGCCTCCGAGCGCGCTTCGCCGAGCTGCCCCGCGGTGCGGCGCATCTGCTCCTCGGTCAGCAGCCCGTCCCGGGTCAGGTCACGCAGCCCCGCAGCAGCATCACCCGAGGACTGGTCGACCTCGATCGACGCGTCCCGCACCGCGTACGCCGCCTCGACGAGGGCAAGGTCGGCCTCCTCAAGGTCCCGGATCGTGCCCTCGCCCGAAGCCAGGTTCGCGGTGGCCTCCTGGACGCCAGCCAGCGCCTCAGCGTGGTCACGCTGCGCGCCGATCAGCCGGGCCACCGGGTCGAACGCCTCACGCTGCGCAGAGATGTAGTCGTTCAGCGCGTCCGTCGCCGACTGGACACCACCTGCGGCGTCCTCACCCGCCTCGCCGACGTCACCGAGGCCCGCCGCGAGGTCTCCGGCGTCGTCGGCGCCGGTGCCCATGGCGGTCGCGAGCGCCTCGGCCGGTTCGACACCGGCGCCGAGCAGGCCCACAAGCTGGTCGACGTTGACGCCGGCGTCTCCGAACGCCTGGTCGGCGTCGGGCATCAGGGCGATCAGCTCACCGAACGTGATCCCCGCTTCGCCGGCGGCGTCGACGAGCATGTCGAGGGTGCGTGCGGCGTTCTCTGCGTCGCCCGCCTCGATCATCGCGGCGATGGCAGTGCCGAGCTCGCCGATCTGGTCGCGGGCGATCTCCGCGGAGGTGTCCAGGTCGACCAGCCCGAACGTGATCCCGGCCACGCCCTCGGAGAGGCCGAAGAACGCCTGCGCGAGGGTCGAGTCGTCGAGCGACATGGCGTCACCGAGGACGTCACCGAGGCCGGACAGGTCCTGGCCGAACGTCTCGGTCAGGTGTGCGACGTCGGTGGTGCCGTCCTCGAGCAGGTCGAGGAGTCCGGTGACGGTCGCGTCGACGTCGTCGTGGTGTTCGAGCCAACGGTTCGAAGCGAACTCGAGCGCGCCGAGCGCGATGGCGTACGGGCCGAGGGACTTGGCTGCGGTCTGGCCGATCGTGGAGAGGGTCGACCCGATCTTGAGGCCGCCGAGCGCCTGACCTGCACTGATGATCCCGCCGACGCCGCGGGCGATCCCGCCGAGCACTCCGATCAGCGGACCGGCGGCGGCGACGGCCAGGCCGGCCTTGATGACGAACTCCTGCTGGCCTTCGTCGAGCTCCCCGAACCACAGCACGACGTCCTGGACGGTCTCCATCAGGTCGTTGGCGATCGGCAGGAGCTGCTCGCCGAGCGACGCGGCGGTGTCTTCGAACTGGGCACGGACGGTCCGCTGGGTGTTGGCCAGCCCGTCGGCGGTCCGTTCGTAGTCGCCCTGCGCGGACGTGGTGTTCTCCAGGATCAGGGCGTAGCGGGCCTGGACCTTCGCAGCCTCGTCGACCTCGCCGTTCGCGTCGGCGAGGCCCATCTCCATGGCGCGCTGCTCGACCGTGGCGGCGGACAGCAGCACACCGAACTTGCGGAGCGGCTCCGCCTCACCGACCAGCCCGGACCGCAACGCGATCAGCACGTCGGACGGGTCTTCGTTGCGGAACGACCCGAGGTCACCCGCAAGCTCGATCATGGTGCGGGACATGTCTGCTGCGAGCGGCTCGCCCAGGTCCATCGCGTCGAACATGGCACCGAGGCCGGTGGAGGCGTCCAGCGCCTCCCGCTTCGACATGCCGAACGCGACCGCGGCCTCGTCGGCCCAGTCGTACATGGCCTGTGTCTGGGTGCCGAACACCTCGTTGGTGGCCGACATCGCCTCGTCGAGGTCGGACGCGGCCTTCACCGACAGGGCTGCGCCGGCGACGATCGGGGCGGTCAGCCGGGTCGACATCCACTTGCCGGCGTCCTGCATCTTCTTGCCGGCGGCGTTGAACTTGTCGGCCATCTCCGCGGCGGACTTGCCGGCCTTGGAGTTGGCGTCGACGATCTCGCCGGCGACGCCCTTGGCCTTGCGCATCTGGTCGATGTACTGGCCGACCTCGGCGTACAGGCGTGCACGGAACTCGCGGTCAGCCATGACACACCCCCTCGCAGGTCAGATCTCGGTCGCGAACCAGTGCAGGCCCTCGGAGCCGGCGCCCTTGTTGCGTTCGTACGCGTCTGCCTGGCCGTGTTCGACCGCGGCGCAGGCGTGACACCTCAGGACGTCGGCGGTGTGCCGGCCGAGGTTGTCCGGTCCGGTGGTGTCGGCCAGCTGCAGTCCGCAGCCGGGGCACCGGTCGGCCCGGCGGATCTGCCACGCCAAGGCCTTGTCCTGGTCCTCGGCGTCCCACGCGAGGAACTCGCTGTGGGGCATCCCCAAGGGGACGCAGTAGTCGAGCTCGACCTTCAGACGTCCGTCGTCACGGATGCGGCCCTGCCAAAAGGGACCCGCTGCTCGCCCTCCTGGGCGGCCCACGCACCGGCGAACAGCGCGTCGCACTGGGCGGTGCCCCACTCCTCCCAGATCTGTGACGCCTGCTCGGGCGTCAGGGGAGGGTCGACCGCAGCTGCAGCCATCAGCGCAGGGGCGAACGTGTCCTCGTCCCACCGGCGTGTCTTGGCGTCGTCGCCGGTGGGAGGGTGCTTGTCGAGCAGGTCGCGGTAGCGGCGGCGTGGCAGCTCCGTGAACACGAAGTCCTGGACGGAGTCGCCTGCCTGTTCCTCGAGGTCCGCGATCTGCTCGCGGACGTTCGGGGCCTCGGGGGGACGGTTGAGCTGCTCGTCGAGCTTCTCCGCGACGGCGAGCCGCTTCTGCAGGTCGATGACCTGTGCAGCGAGCTCGCCGTCGAGAACGACCGGCACGCGGATGGTGCGGCGCTTGCGGCGTGCTGCGACGTCGGAGAAGTCAGCCATCAGGCACCCGAGGCGACGACGGAGTCGTACACCGGGCCCGGGTTGGGGACGGCGATGGTGCTGTTGAACGCGTCCTTGGTGTTGCGGCCGTAGTCGATCGGCGACCGGCCGGACACGCGGATGGGCCAGACGTCGACGATGTCGTCGGCCGCCATGGCACCGTCGCCGAAGCGGCGGATCACGAAGTAGCCGGCCGTGCGGTACGGCAGGGTGTCCCACGCCGTGTCGGCGTCGGTGGCCTTGTCGCGCGAGAACATGCCGGTGATGTTCCCCGAGCGGGTGCCCTCGATGGTGCCGTCCCACGTCGTGGTGGGGTCGACGTCGGCGACGGGGTTGCCCTCGTCGGGGGTCGACAGCGACATGATGAAGCCGGTGATGTCCTCACCGGCCGTCAGCTCGGTCTCGGTCGGTGCGGCGGTGTCGGCGATGGTCGGCGCGTAGACGACGCGCAGGTTGCCGTCCTGGATGTAGCGGGTCATGGGTCAGTCCTCCTGGTCGGGCAGCGCCGATGGCGCGGTGATGTCGACGCCGTGGTGGCGCCGACGGTCATGCGGTTGGGGTCAGTGGCCTGCGGCGTCGACGGCGTCGCGGATCTCGTCACGCGTCGCGTCGTCGTCGATGTCGACGCCGACGTGTCCGGCGTAGTCGCGCCACGCGTCGGTCGTCGCGTTGCCGGGCGGCCGCTCCACGGCGGCCGGCTGGGCGTCGTCGGCGGGCTGCCAGCCACGTCGGCGGCAGAGGCTCTCCGCGGCCGACCGGGGCAGGTCGACGGTGCGGTCGAGGTCGGGATGGCGGATGCGCATGCGGTCCTCCTGGTCAGGACGGGGACGGAGTGACGAACAGCTCGAACGTCACCGCGCCGACGTGCAGCGGCGGCTCGACGGTCCGGTCGACCTCGGGGCCGAACGACCCGTCGGACAGCCCGACCCGCACGGCATGGCCGGCCACGGTCACGGGGTCGCCGGCGGCGAGGAGCACGCCACGGATCCGGTCCTTCAGCTGCGTCACGCCACGCGGGTGGGCGGCGACGCAACGGACCTGGACGAGCGCGTCGACGTCGGCGTTCCAGTCACCGGCAGGGCCGGACGGCGGCCAGTCGATGAGGTCGACCACCGCGTACGGGGCGTCCAGGCCGGTCGCGTCGGTGAACCCGACGGTGAGGCCGTCGCCCTGCAACGTGTCGACGACCGCCGCGAGGACGTCGTCCTCGGGCGGTGGGACTGACGAGCTCACGGCCGGACCTGGCTGTCGAAGTGGGCGTCGACGGCGGTCTTCCAGCGGCGCTGCGCGCGCCGCACGGCACGGGTCATGTACGGCCGTGGCGGCTGGCGGGACGTCCCGATCTCGAGGAACACCCCGGCGATCGTGGACACCGTCAGGTCACCGCCGGCGGTCCGCGCCGTCAGCTTCGTGGTCAGCGCGGCGGAGTCGGCGGTCTCGCCGGTGTCCTTGTGCTTGCGCAGGTCGGTGCGGTACTCGCCGTAGGCGGCGTCCATGACGTCGTCGATGGCCTGCTTCGCGGCCTGCGGTCCACCGTCGATGAACTGGTCGACCCAGGCAGGCATGTCCTCGATGTCAGGCATCAGGACACCTCCTGCGTGACGAGCTCGACGGTCAGCGGGCGGGTCGGCAACCAGTCGCCACGGCCGACGTCCACGACCGTCCCGACGCGGCCGGCGAGGGCGGGGTCGTCGGAGGTGTCGAACGTCACCGTGTCGTCGATCTCCACGTCCGCAGCCAGCTCGACGTGGACCCTCAGCGGGTGGACGGTCAACGCGGCGGCGGCCTGCTCCGTCTCGGTGTTCGCCGTGGACGTGTCGACGTGGCCGACGCCGGTGTGGACCACCGTGGGGTCGCCGATGGTCGACGGGTCGGCGGTGGAGTCGTACACGGGAGGGCGGCGGACGGTCACGGTGCAGGGGATGCGGTGGAACCGGCGGGCAGCGGAGTGCCGGCGTGCTGCCGGGCGGGGGCCCGACATCAGAGCGACCGGACGACGTGGCTGTTCGGCCCGTAGGTGCGGCGCAGCCACCGGCGGGTCCGGTCGGTCAGGTCCAACGCGTGGGTCACGGACGTCGCGCCCTGCGAGTACGACGTCTGCCAGGAGCCGATCATCTCCATCTGCACACCAGGAGGCGGCCCGAGCTCACCGCCACCCTCGGTCTGCGCCAGCCCCGCAGCGACCAGGTGGTCACACAGCAGCCGCAGCACCCCGGGCACCGTGGCCCGGCCGTGCGTCGCCGTCACAGTCACCTTCGAGTGGCGCCACGGCAGCCGCTGCCAGCCGACGTCGCGGTACAGCGAGTCGCCCAGCCGCCGGAAGTCGGTGACCGTCTCGTCGTCGACCTTCACGGCCGACACTGCGGTGACGGGCTGGACGGGCAGGATCAGCCGCTGGTCGCACACGCCGACCAGGTCGAACGTCGACGTGACCTCCACGATCGACGAGCCAGCTGCCTCGACGATCGCGTCGGACGCCAGGGTGATGAGCACCGCCGCCTGGGTCTGCTGCGCGGCGGTCAGGTCACGCCCGATGGTGGCCTCGAGCTGGGCGACGGTCGTCAGGCTCACAGGTCACCTCCTGGGTGTGTGCTGCCCCGGGACGCCGTGGTCGTCCCGGGGCAGCGGCCGAACGTCACAGGCCTGCGGCGTCGACGGCGTCGCGGATCTCGTCACGCGTCGCGTCGTCGTCGATGTCGACGCCGACGTGTCCGGCGTAGTCGCTCCACGCGTCGGTCGTCGCGTTGCCGGGCGGCCGCTCGACCTCGCCGTCACCAGACGGCACGACGTCGACGACCTCGTCGTCGGCTTCGTCCTCGACGGCCGCCCCGGCGATCAGGGCAGCGTCGCGGTCCGACGCCGGACGCAGCTGGTTGCGCTCCAGCTGCTTGATGTAGTTGGCACCGAGCGGCAGGTCGAAGGTGAACTCCGACCCGCCTGCCCCGATCAGGGTGACGGCCGAAACCATCAGACGTCCCGCGGCATGTGGAACGCCGTGATCGTCACGCCGGTCTCGTCGTCGATGTCGACGTCGAGCGACCCGTCGGACTGCGAGAACCTCGCGGACTCGAACGGACCGATGAACGTCGCGGCGTTGTCGGCGCAGGCAACGACGAGGTCGCCCTGGCCGGCCGACAGGGACGGGGGGTTGTCCCCGGCCTTGACGGTGACGTTCGCGGCGTCGCCGGCGGTGTCCAGCACGACGCGGAGGAAGAGCTCCTCCAGCGGCTGGCCAGTGATGTTGTGGCCGTCGGTCTCGTCCGCAGCGGTCCCGGCGGGGTCCGCCAGCGATGCGTTGCCGGCCAGGTTGGACAGGGGGATGTTCACGCGTGCCATGTCAGGCACCTCCTCATGTGGGAGGAGCCCCCGCTGGTGGGCGGGGGCTCCTCACGGTCAGGTCCGCGACGCCGTGAGCGTCGCGATGGCGTCCGGGTGGACCAGCTTGGCGCCGTACAGGTGCAGGCCCTTGATGGCGTCCGAGAACGAGTTGTCCGGGCGGTAGGCCTCGACCTTGTTGATCTGCTCCGCGAACGTGATCGCCTGCGGGATCCCGGCCTGGACGACGAAGTCGTCGCCGGTCGGGTTCGGGCAGTTGTTGGACTTCAGGAGCCGGAACCCGGCGGCCTCGCCCACCATGCCCGTCATCAGGCGCTCGTCGGCCGACATCGAACCGGAGCCGACGAACCGGTCGTCCTTCTTGATCCGGCCGTGGAACCACGGCGGGATGACCGCGTAGCGGTTCTCGTCGGGCACGTCGGCCTCGTCGAGCTTGACCGACAGGTCGACCAGCGCGTCGTACGCCTGATCGGCCGTGGTGATCGAGTTGGTGCCGAGGTCGTTGGCGGTCTGCACCCCGGTGTAGAGCCCGGCGACGAACTGGTCTGCGACGTCACGCAGTCCGTAGCCGGCCTCGGCCAGTCCCTCGGACAGCACGTTGCCGGCGATCTGGCGCGCGTCGACGTCGTCGACCTCGAACGCGAAGTACTTCGACTCCGTGACGAGCAGCTTGCGACCGGCGGTCGTCAGCTTCTCCGGGGTGATCGTGGTGACGTTGGGGACGTAGTCCCCGATGGTCGGCCGCGACACCGAGTTGATGGTCACGGAGTCGCCCTGCTCGGCGATCGTGCCCTCCCAGCTGCGGTTCACCACGGCGGGCGATCCGTACACCAGGCTCTTCTTCAGGGACTCGAGCAGCGCAGCTGCCCAGACCTCCGGCTTGAACGTCTTGACACTCATGGTTCAGATCTCCCTGCCCGGTCAGCCGGGCGTCGACAGGTATGTGTCGAGGCGCCCGGCGATGCGGGCTTCCTCGATCTGCTCGGAACTCATCCGCTTCACGTCGTCCTCGGTGAGCTGGGACGGCTTGCTGGCGTCCTTGCGAGCGCCTCCGTCGGCGGTGCCCTGGAACCCGTCGCGCCGTTGCGGCGCCAGGTAGGGCTTGGACTCCACCAGCTGGTCGATGGCCGCGCTGATCGCGGCCTCGTCGACAGCACCGGTGTCGTCCGCCTCGAACTTGGTCAGGTCGAGGAACTTGATGGCGTCGGCCGGGTCGGCGAGCTTCCCGGCGGCCTGTGCGCGGACCTCCGCGGAGATGATCCGCGCGTTGGCCTGCTTCGTGACGTTCTTCGTGGCCTGCTCCGTGGCTTCACGGACCAACTTCTCCGTGTCGCTCTCAGAAGCGTTCTTCAGCTCGTCGATCTGAGCCTGAAGTGCGGCAGCCCGGGCAGCCTCATCGGCGGCCTTCTGCCGGGCCTGCTTGGCGGACTCCTTGGTGCGGACCAGGGCCTGCTTGCCAGGGTCACCCAGTGCCGACCACTCCTCGTCGGAGACGTCGTCCGGCTTGTCGTACGCGCCGTCTCCCTGCGGCGCGGCGCCACCGGCTGGTTCACCAGTGCCGTCGCCAGCCTCGGGGGGCTCGTCGCCAGCGGGTCCGTCGTCGGAGCCTCCGGCCGGGATCGGCCAGCGACGGCCCGTGGCCGGGTCGACGACGTACTGCAGCTTGCGGGTGTGGATGTGGCGCATTGCGCGTCACCTTCCTGTGTTGGCGCTGCCCGTTGCGGACAGCGAGGACGTGCGACGCGCGCAGCCGGTCAGATGTAGCCGAACCGGCGCAGCAGCCGGATGGCGTCCTCACGGTCGACGGCGTCGGCGTAGATCTGCTCGGGCATCAGCCGCGGGATCCGGACCCGCTCGCGGGTGCGGCGAGCCCCACGGAGCGTCGTGAACGTCAGCGACCGTTGCCGCTGCAGTTCCTCGCCCGCGGCAGCGAGCCGCCGTCCGGCGAACCCGGTGGTCGTGGTGCCCTCGGTCGTCGCGGAGACCTTGCGGCCGTAGGCGGTGACGGTCTTCATGCCGCGGCGGGCGTTGACGACCTGCCGCAGGTCCGCGCCGTCGCGGATGGCCTGCGCCGGCGCCTCGCCGAACACCCGGTCCTGCTCGGCCTTCGGCATGCGGTCGAACGTCCGCTGCGGAGACAGGTCCTCGCCGGGCTGGTCGCCCCGCAGCGCCGGTTCGTGGACGCAGTCGCACATCGGGTGGCGGCGGAACCCCGAGCTCCACGGGTAGAACCGGTCCGCCAGGACGATGCACCGGTCGCACGACGGTGCACGCAGCTTGCGGCGCCACCCTGCGACGGCCTGGTTGGTGGTGATCGCGACCGAGTCGGCGCCGCGCCCCGAGTCGTACAGCTGCGTCGCGGTGAGCTGGACCAGCTTGGTCAGCCCGGCGGCGCGTGCCTCGTCGCCGTTGCCGGTGACCGACAGGGCCCGCAGCGTCCGCAGCGGCGACGCCAGCATCAGCGTGTCCAGCGGACGTCCGTCGGACGCGACCCCAGCGAGCCGTGTCGGGTTGATGGGACCGGCCGGCCGTGACGCCACACCGAGTTCCGCTGCGGCCTGGGCGACGTACTCGTCGGCGCCAGACGCGGCCTGGCGTTGCGCTTCGGTGACCAGCTCCACGACCCGGGGCGACAGGACCGCCCACGATCCGGCGACGTTGTCGAGGTCGAGCTGCGACCAGATCGGCTGGATCTGCAGGACCGTGCGGCGGACCAGCGCACGACGTGCGAGCAGCCGCCGGCCGGAGGCCTGCGACATCAGGCTGCGGCAGCGTCCAGCAGTGCGGCGGCATCACCGTCGAGCAGCTGCTGGACCTCGTCGCGGCGCATCTCCATGACACGGTCGATCTCGGGCTTGGTCAGCCCGTACCGCTCGAGGAGGAACCGCAGCGGCACACCCATGGCCTTGAGCTTCTGGAGCTCGTCGACGGTCTGGGACCGGGACCGCATCTCCACGTCCGACCAGGTCACCACCCCGGCCGACATCGCCCTGGCCAACTCGGTGTCGCCGCGGGCCAACGCGATCCGCACGGCGGTGCCGCGCGCGCCACGTCCGAACCCGGGCTGCTTCTCCTCGGTCCGCTTGACCAGGCCGGTCTCGGACGCCTTCAACGCGTCGGCGGACAGGTTGGCCATCTTGCCGACCAGGTAGTGGTGCGGCGTGCGGGTCTGTGCAGCGAGGTGCTCGACCTGCTGCTTGATGACCTCGGTGAACACACCCAGGTCGGCCGCGTCCCACTGTCCGACCTTGGCGTTGGGGTCCTCGAGCCACACGACCCGGTCGACCCCGAACTTGGCCAGGTCCACAGCCTTCCGGCCGATCTCCACACCCTGGTCGTCGAGGACCGGAACGGTCGGCTTCTCCTGCCCCATCACCAGACGCTGCGGGAACGACGCGAAGTCGGCGGTGTTGAACAGGTAGGCCCACAGCAGGTTGATGGCGTCCTGCATCGCGATGGCGCCGGCCACGTCCGACATGGGGTCGTGGGCCAGCCGCGGCCGGTTCTCCCACTCCACCAGCGGCACGACACCCATCGGGTTGGGCAGCGGCCACGGCTCACCGACGATCTCGCGGGGCTCCCACCCGTCGGCGATCACCGCGGGGGAGTGCCTCACCCCGGGCGGGAGGTGGACCCGGTGCTCCTCGGGCTGGACGGTGCGACGCTGGAACTTCCACACCGCGTCGGGCGTGTAGAGCGTCGCGAAGTCGAACGGGTCGTCGATCCACAGCTTCAGGCCCGCGCGGGCCCGGCGCGTCCCCGGGTCGTACCCGACGATGGCCTGCGACGGATGCTCGAACGTGACGTCCGGGACGTCCTCGTCGGACGGGTTGCCCCACGTCAGCGAGAACGCCCGACGGTGCAGGATCGCCTCGAGCATCGCCTGGTCGGAGAACCCGTCAGCGTCGTTGAGCTGCCAGACCTTCCACAGCTCGTCGTTCGCGTCGGTCATCCCGTCAGGCCGGAACCCGGTGATCTCCAGACGCTCCGTCGGAGCGTCCGCGACGACCTGGACCCAGTTGTCGGAGAACTCGCTGTACCGCTGCTCGAAGTGGCGGGCGAACTCGTCCGACGCGAACCGCAGACGGTGGTGCCCCGCGTAGTAGCGGTCGTGCAGCTCGATCTCCGACTGGCGGGACCGCAGCTCAGCAGAGAGCAGCTCGAGCTGTCGGACGGCCTCGGTGGGCGTGAGCACGTCGGGCCTCCTAGCTCGCGGTGTACGCGCCGTAGCGGCGCTTCACTGGCCGACGCACCCAGCCGTCCATCCCGGTGGCGAGTGCCTGGATCCCGTCGATCCGGGTGGCGGACTTCTCACGGTCAGGCTTGACCGGCTTCACGTTGTCGTTCTGGTCCCTGCGGACCTCCACGACCGACGCCATCCACCGCGCCACCGGGTTGCCTCCATGCACCCAGTCGCCCGACTTCAGGCCCCGCTCGATCTCCTTGCACGCCGGCGACAGCCCCATGTAGGTCTGGTTCACCGGCACCACGTCCACACCCGCACGCTGCTCGACGTTCTGCATCAGCTGCCCGGCGAACATCCGGTCGTACGACAGCCGCTGCACGTCGAACGTCTTGCAGTCCGCGACCAGCTGCTCCTCGACCACCCCGTAGTCCACGACATCGCCCTCAGTGGCGGTCACCCAGCCGTCGTCGACCCACCGCCGCAACGGGATCTGCAGCTGCCGCGACAGCACCTCGATGCGTTCCTCAGGGATCCAGAACCGCCACAGCCACTCCAGCTGCTTGCCCGGCTGCGGCGAGTCGACCCCGACCCACGCCGCCGAGAAGTCCGACACCGCCGCGAGGTCCAGCCCGACCCACGCCTGACGGCGCTTCAGCTTCGACTCGTCGATCAGGCCCGCGTTGCGGTCCCACGTCGCCAGGTCCAGCCACCGGGTCGTCGACCTGGACCGCAGGTTCAGGTGCAGCTGCGAGAACGTCGGCCGGTACGACGGCGTCGCGTCGGCCTTCGCGGCCTCCTTGCGCATGTACGCCATCGTCGGAGACGAACCGGCACGCAGTCCCGGGTTGGCCTTCAACCACGTCGCCTCGTCCAGCACGTCGTCGCCGTCCTCAGCCGCCCAGATCACCCCGAACGTCGACCAGGCAGCCTCGCCCGTCACCGTGCGGTTCGCGATCTTCACGACGAAGCCGTGCTTCTCGTCGTAGATCGTGCCGTCCTCGGCCTCGTCGGCCGTGGTGATGAACACGATCAGCGGCTGATCACGGGCACCTGTGCCCGTCTCGATGGCCTCGACGAGCTTGCGGCGCAGCCGCAGCGTGTGGACCTCGTCGATCACACCACCGTGGACGTTCAGGCCGTGGGCGGTCTCAGCGATGCGGGACAGCACACGCAGGAACGACCCGGTCGACGGGACCCGCATCACGTCCGCGAGCGGCTCCACACGACGTCGCGCGGCGCTAGCGGTCAGCGCCATCCGCTTCGCGTCCTCGTACACCCGACCCGCCTGGGGCTTCGACCCGGCAGCGGCGTACACCTCGGCGCCGGGCTCACCGTCGGCGAGCAGCAGCACGTTCGCGATCGCCGACGAGATCGTCGACTTGCCGTTCTTCCTCGGGACCTCGACCCACGCGGTCGTCGCCACCCGCACGTCGCGCTGCGCCTCGGGGTCGAACCGGACCCACCCGAACACCGGCGCCAGGATCCACACGACCTGCCAGGCGTCCAGCCCCTCACCGAGCCGCAGACGGCGGCCCGCCCAGCGGCCCTTGGTGTGCTTGAACACCCCGAGCGCCGACAGGACCTTCTGGACCCGGGCGACGTCGAACCGGGCGCCGGGCGCCTCACTGAGCTGGTTCGCGCACACCAGCGGGGCGGACTCGCGCGCCAGTGCGATGTCGTCGTCGGTCAGCCCGAGCTCGTACAGCGCGTCCTCGGGGACGGGCAGGTCAGTCGAAGGGGTCGTCCTCGTCATGGGTCGCCCCCGGGTTCAGCCCGTCGCGTGCGACAGGGGTCAGCCCGAACTCGCCCAGGTAGAACTTCAGCTGCTGGCGGAGCTGGTTCGCGGCGGTCAACGACGGGTTCTTCACCGCTCCGCGTTCCCCCTGGACCCACATGCCGCGGGCGGCGATGTCACGGTTCGCCTGGTCGAGGTGCGCGACGACGATGCAGTGGTCGACCAGCGCGACCCGGTCGACCGTGGCCAGCAGCCCCTGGGCGTCCAGCACCGGCACGATCTGCCGCCACTCGCCACGGGCCACGTCACGGCACCGCTGGTTGACCTTCCGCTCCCGGGTCTTGACGTCCAGTTCGTTGGTGATCATCCACGCGCGGCGCACCGCGGTGAGCCGGGCCCGCTTGTCGTCGTCCTCGATGTGGACCAGCGAGCCCTCGACGTAGTCCCACGAGAACCGCTCCTCGAGCTGCCCCTTCGTGGGCACCCGAACCGGAGGCCAGGTGTCCTGCCACCGCGGCTCCTCGGGCGCCGACGGCTTCAGCCGGACGCCGCCCTCGAGCTCGTCCTGGCGACGCTTGCCCGGGTTGCCCTCGCGGACCACCTGCAGCGCAGGACGACGTGCAGGACCGGGCTTGGCCACGACGACGCCTTCCTCGCTGCAGCGCGAGCGCTACGCGCTTTCTGTTCAACCTCCGCACCGACGCGCAAGCC